ACCCGTTCTTCGCGGCTACAACCCGAAGAAGTACTCTGGCAAATTCCTCCGCAAGTTCTACGAACAGTGCATTCTGTCGCAGATTGCGAACACGGAATACCAGGGCGACATCAAGGACTTCGGCGATTCGGTCATCATCCGCACAGTGCCGGACATCGACATCAACGACTACGTGAACGGTCAGGAGCTTGACTACAAGACCTACGGCACGGACTTCGTGACGCTCGACATCGACCGTGGCAAGTGGTGGGGATTCGTCACCCGCAGCGTCGATCTGAAGCAGACCGACTTGAAGAAGTTCACCGACGAGTGGACGAGCAACGCTGCCATCCGCAGCAAGATCGCCATTGAGCGCGAGGTGTTTGGTGAAATCTACGCCAGCGCCCACGCGAGCAATGCCGGTGCGACAGCCGGTGCCGTGTCGGGGATGTGGAATCTCGGAAGCTCGACCGCTCCGAAGGCGATCACCAAGGACACCGTGGTTCAGTTCATCACCGAATGCGGGACCGTTCTGGACGAACAGAACATCCCGAACGAGGAACGGTGGATGATCGTGCCGATGTGGTTCGCCAACCTGTGCATCAACAGCGGCCTCATCAAGGCGAACGAGATGGGCGACGACAAGAGCCTTCTCCGCAAGGGTCAGGACAAGCTCGGAATGGTGGATCGTTTCGAGTTGTTCCGTTCAAACTGCCTGACGGACAGCACGTTCGACAACGCAGGCGGGACTCCCACGTCGTTCGACTACACCAACGTCGTGTTCGGGCATCGCTCGGCTCTGACGTTCGCCGCGCAGTTGACCGAGAACGAAGTACTGCCCAACCCGAAGGGGTTCGGCAAGCTGCATCGCGGTCTGACCGTGTACGGCTGCGAGGTGATTCTGCCCGCCGCGCTTGGTCACGCTTGCGTCACGTCGCAGGCTTACACGTTGGCTGGATAAACCCTAATCCCCGCGTAGCCTGTTAGGTTCTCGCCTGACAGTGTGCGCGGGGAGCAAACGACAAAGCAAAAGGAAGAGGTAAGAAATGTCCACTCTCACGCGGTTCATTCGCGGGTCCAAAATCGGCGACAACGCCCGTAGCGCCCGCATCGTCAGCAACGTCATCGACTTTGCTGAATACTACAAAGACACCGGCACGAAAGTCCAGAACGCCGATGTCATCAACGCCCTGAAACTGGATGCGGGCACGGTCGTCCTCACGGCGGGGTTCAAAGTCCTCACCGCAGAGAGCGGCACGTCCACCACGCAGTTGGGTCTCGGCTCGTCCGCCGATAAGTTTGTCGGCGCGACCGACATCACGACCACCACGGACTTCGGAGACGCGCTTGCGGCCCCCGAATACCTGACCGCCGATGCGTATGTGACGATGACCATCGCCACCAACGTTTCTGGCGGCGCGGCCACCGGGAGGATTCTGGTGTGGGCGCTGATCGCCAACGCGACCGGCGACTACTAAGGTCGGCATGACCCGCTAACCGGCGCGTCAATGGCCGGTTAGCGGGGATTCATAAAGAAACGACACAGGGGGATAAAGTTATGGACGCCGCAAAGTATGTGCTGAACACGAAGAACGGGCGCGTGTTTCCGAACGGGCCGCAGTTCAAGAAGATGAAGGGGCTTATCCCGATCACCGAAGAGATGTACCGGAAGATTCTGAAGAGGGAAGTCACGGCTGGCGAGATCATCGGCAAGGCCGCAAGCGTCGTCGAGCCTGTCGGTGCGGTGCATATCGACAAGAAGCCGGACGTGGCGAAAGCCGATGACGTTGCTGGCGACGATACGCCGGAAGCCTCCATCAACATCGAGGCGGATATTGCAGAACGTATGAAGCAAGAGGTCGATGCAGAGGCGAAGGCCGCGAAGGACGCCGGTACGGCAGAGGGATTGAGCCGCGAGAACGTGACGATTGCCGACGTGATCGCAACTCCCGACTCCGACATTCACGCGTTCTCACGTAACGTGTTGAGCATGAACATGCCGGAAGACCGTCCCGCGTCGTTCGTGCGCGAGAAGGTTATGAAGATCGTTTCCAAGGTCGAGCAGAAGCGCAACAGCCGCGAGAAGAAGGTGCTTGAACCAGGCGCGTCCATCGACGGCGAATGATGCGCGACTGAAAAAGAAGGAGGCGCTATATGGCTATCACAGTAAACGATGTCGAGATGCGTGTCAGGGACACGATTGACGACAGTTTCAGCAACGGTTATCGGTGGAACACCGTCAAGGTCATCCGCCTAATCTACGACGGGATCAGGATGCTCCATTCGATCCGTCCCGAATCGCGCTATGTGAACCTTGTTTTGACGGCCCTCACCGTGCCGACGCTTTCAGACGCCGCCGACGCGCCAGCAATCGCCGGATACCGCGCCGCAGCGCTGTCAATCGACGAACGGTGGACGGACGCCGTGGTTCACTACGTCGCGCAGAAGTGCTTCGAGATGGATTCTTCGGAGACGGCGAACGCGGACAGGGCTCAGTTTCACAAGGCCGAGTTTGAAAGGCTGGCACGCATATGATCCTCATAAACGAGCAGGCTTTCGAGGTTGTAGGAGCAAGGGATGAGGGTTCGCCTCTCGTATCGGTGAACACTATTATAGGCAACGTCATGTACCGCGTGCCGCAGTGCGCCGACCTCATGGCGGAGATGGAGTTGCGCAGGGCGGCGCATATCCTTGCGGATGCGTCCGGAGCGTTGTGCATCAATCTCGACATCACGCTTGCGGTAGTCGGGGACGTTAACACGCTTACATACACGCTATCGCCTACGACGGTTTCAAAGGTGGCGATTGTTTACGGCGTCTATGTCAACGGCGTTCGTCTTGCGAACAGCGCGTTCACGCTTTCTGACGATGCGACGCAGACGATCACGATTTCAGCGGCGTCGTTCACGGAGGCCGGCGACACGTTGCGCGTCGTCTGCTCGCTCTCCCCCAAGCAGTCTTGCGGGTCATTCCCTGCGTGGTTCATCGAGGACTACGGCGACACGATAACCAGCGGTGCGCTGTCGCGGCTGTTCGGCATGGACGGCAAGCCGTGGACGGATTACTCGTCGGCGCGTCTTGAGAGCATCGCCTTCCACAATGGCGTCACCGATTCCGTCGTCAGGCGTCTGCACGGCGGAAGGGCGTTCACGCCGCGCATGAGAAGCCCGCTCGAATGGCTTCCGAGCACGGCATCGCAGCCGGTGGCGCAAACACAGGGGTAACGCTACATGAGCGAAGACACGCTTACGGTAGAATCGCAGGCGCTTGAGCCGTCAAGTGTCGGGGCGCTGGCGGAAGAGGCTGTGTACCAGCTTCCAGGCTGTTCCGACCTCATGGTGCGCAAGGCTTTGCAGCGCGTGTTCCGCGAATACTGCCGCGCCACAGGATCGCTTGTGTGCAGGTCTTCGCGCACGGTCTCGTCAACGTCACCGGCAATCGCGCTGTGCTCGCAGTACGGCGACTTTTACCTACTGACAGGCGCTTCTCTTGACGATGTTGAGGTTGACATCCGCGACCTGCGGCCATACGCCGAGAATGGAATGCCGAAAGTCACGTTCGCGGACAGCATCAGCGGTACGGCTTCCGTAGAGGCTGTGGTGACGTTTTCCGTGATACCGCGCATAGGTTCTGACATCGCGCCCTACAACTGGCTCAACCGGCACGGAGACGCGATTGTGTCTGGTATGCTTGCGGAGCTTATGGCCGAGAACGGAAGACCGTGGTTCAACCCTGCCGCAGCAGTGGAGAACTCACGCAAGTACTGGATGCACAAGCAGAACTACGCGTTCATGCGACTGTCTGCCGGATCGAGGGACGGAAACATGACATTCACCGATGACCGGTATTCGTTCGCGGGGTCGTTCGGCTGACGGATGGCCAATGACAAAGGCGGCGCGCTATGGCACTTGACAGACGGAACATCATTCTGACGGTGGACAGGTCGGCGGGAACTGCGGTTGCCAGCGGCGATTCCGTTTTCATCCGCGACAGCGCGGTCGGTGTGTCGCTCGTCAACGTGGAACAGGACGACATCGACGCTGGCCTTGTGCTGTGCGCCTACGACTGCGAAGAGAAGCTGTCGGAGACGGCGACCGGGTTCACGGTTGACGCGAACGGCAATGTTCTCTGCACCTTGAGCACGAACACGCTGCCGTTCACCAAACTGTTCGGAGACGGATGCGAGCCGAACGAATACAGGCGCGTCTACATCAAGGCGTTCACGACCGACCCGCAGTGCCCTATCTTCAACACAAGCATCAAGGTCTACAACTTCACGTCGGAAGACGGAGACGCGCCGCTTGGATTGGCTTCCGCCGCTGACGCAATCGACGAGATCGAGGCCGACCTTGACGCCATGCAGGCGGAGATAGACGCCATTCCGGCGCTGATAGCCTCACTGATAGCGGCGCACACGCACGATGGGACGACAAGCTCGCAGTTGGATCACAGTGCGCTTGCCAACATCGGCACGAAGACGCACGAGGAACTTGAGATTGACCTTGCCGCAGCGCAGTCCGACATCGACACGCTCGACGGCGAAGCGGTGAAGCAGTCCGACGAAGGATACACGATCACGGCACCTGACGGCGGCGCATTGCGGGAAATCAGCGAGGACATGACGGGAGACGAGCTTATGCGTGCGATTCCGACGCTCGTGGCCGACCTCCGTGCGAAAGGAGTCATCTAATGAAGACGAGGACAGCGGCAATCATTGTGACGGTGCTTGCGCCTTTGCTGCTTATGGCGCAGAGCGTGAGGCTAGGCGACGTGAGTATCAGGGACGTCGTCGTCGTTACGAACGAGCAGGACACGGCGGCAATCGCGCTTCTGAACGCGAGCAACGCCGTGGCTGTTTCCGTGAGCGCAGGATTGACGGAATCGAACGCGCTGCGTGTGGCGGAAATCGCGGGACTGGTGGAGAGCAATGCCGCCGCCAGCGCCGCCATCGCCGCCGAGGCGCTGCTGCGGATCGCGGGCGACGCGGCGAACAGCAACAACGTCGCGGCGGTGCGGACGGAA